GGCTTGACATTTGATATAGTAGACAGATGGAATCGGCTCTTACAGTTATCACACGATCAGGTCCTATTGGTACAGTCGTCTATTGGTACAGTAAAACCTCCAGGCGAAGACCTCCAATTTGACCGCATGACCATCTCTGAAGGGTATTTTGACCCAGACGTCGACGATGGCTGTAGGTGTCGGATGCTAACCCGATTCTTTGATTTCAAGCCGGCTCGTTTAAATCAAACAAGTTTGAGAAACGGCCCTGCTAGCCAAGCGCTTGCTACACTCTTATTCCCGCTCGAACAAGTGACTCGGTTCCATCCAAACAATTGACTATTCCACAATCACTCAGATGAAACCAACCACTCGGATGCCTTTCGAGGAGCTGCGATACCATCCTACCGTTTCAAGTAGCGAACCACGACGTCACTCGTGGAACAGAGCTTTGGGAGCTCCGGTGTCCCGGTCAAACAGAGCTTCAGCTATGATGCCGAAGTCCTGCCCAAATGATCTTGGCCAAGCTACGTCTTCCACGTCCACTCCATAATACTCGTAATCCCAAAATTTATTTATTAAGGAATTATCTGCATTACAAGCAACCGCTTCATATTGCATTTGCCAATCATACTGTTTCATTTTTACGACCGTCGCACCCTCCGTTAGTTTCAAAGTGTTGTCTATCAAAGCACCCATTCCTGGCACAAAAGAACGCACATTTTGAAAACCTAACACTACGCCGCGCAGGACCCCAAGCACTGGTAAATGCTGTGGCAAATCCACAAAATGGCCAAACTTGGTCAACACCCGACCAAGCTTAGGCCCTGCGATGAAGCCTCTGTCACAGGTATAAAACCGCTGCGAACAGAACTCAGCTTCGAACAAATGCTTACGATATATGCAATCCGCTTTAAAACCAAGACTAAGTAACAGCTCAAATCTTGGTTTCCACTCGCGGGGGTACACCATGATATTATCATCACCTTGCACCGCCATACGTAAACGTTCTAAAATATGGTTCACCGAAACACCACCCTTATGAATACAATAAACGTGCATTAAAGCATTCAATATTGAATTCATCAAGCTGGTGTACGGATCCCCGGACTTGCGAGTACCACTCACACTGTATTTAATCCCATGGGTAGTGTAACCATGGGTTGCAATGTTTGCTCGCATCAAGTCAATAACCGCCCGTTGTGCTCCAAACTTCCTAGCTAGCCATACCTCCAGCTCACACAGTCGAACACAAATAGATGCATCCCAGGACGACACATCAT